CTCGAAATATCGGGGAGGGCCGGTTGCCCGGCCCATCCCCTGCTTTTGTGCTAGTGCTTCATCATCTCCTTACGCCTGGACCTCCGTCGCCTGCGTCACCGGAATGTAGTTGGGGCGGCCCATGACGGCCACCGCGCTGAGCGGGGTTCCATTCGTGTGCGTACCCGTCTGCGTGAACAGGATGCGGACATAACGCAGACTGCCCTTGTAGAGCCGGGTGATGGTCATGTCGTCCTCGCTAGGATCGTTGATGACCCAATCATTCGTTCCGCCCTCGATATCGGCAGCGGGAATGTTGACGAACGACTCGGCTGTGGTCACGGCACAGTGCTGAAACGAGATCGTCCAGTAGGTGGTGCCGCTGAGCGTGTCGAGGCTGACGCCCACGTGGGCGATCATCAGGACGTCGCCGTAACCGTAGCGGTCCTTGGCGACGCCCGTTCCTTCGGCCGTGTTATTGGCCATGATGGGCGTGAGAAGACTTACGACCTTGCCTCCAGCGATGGTGCTAATCATTTCATCCTCCCGTTAGGTGGCACTGTTGCCGAGAAGTTGGATGGCCTCCGGGAGAAGGACCCCGCCCCCGACCCGCTTCCGAGCCAGGAACCCGATCATGCCGTCTGCGGCATAGAGTTCGATGAGCCGCTGGATGATGATGTCCACCCGATCGACGACGCAATAGCCCGCCCGGAAGTCGCCATAGGCGGCGACCATCTGAGAGGCCGTGCCCGCCACATATGCTGGGAAGTCCGCCCATTCGTAGATAGGCGAACCGAGAATGAACGCCGGCTGGCCCTGAGTGAGCGAAGGTTGAATCAGATAAGTGTTGGTCGTCGCGCTCTTGAGGGCGATGAGCGTCCCCAACGTGGAGCGGTTGAGCAGCCATGCGGCGTTGCGGACGTAGGGGCTGGCGAGTAGGTATTGCGTCTTGATGAAGTCATCGAAAATGAGGGTGTCGTGCGTGAGGAAGTTGTTGATGTCGGCCAGTACCGTAGCGTTGGTGATGATACCCTCGGGAGCGGTCGTGCCGTTGCCGCTGTAGAACGAGGTCCCTTCGAGCAAACCGAAACCCCGACCCACGGCCTGGGCGATCTCCGCCTCAAGGTTGAACGCGCTGTCCTCGAGCATCTTCTGCGTGGCTTTGTAAAGGATCTTCATCTCGAACGTCTTGATCTCGGTCAGCGCATAGGTGAGGCCCGTGGTCTCGGTCTTGGCGGCGCTCTCGGCGACCCACGTGGCGACGCCGATGGCGGTCTCAGTCGGGAACTCCGCGGCGTAGGCACTCGTCTGCCGAACCCTGGCAACCTGACGGATGGGGGAGAAAAGGGTGACGCCCTTGATGATCTCCTGGACATACTCGTAGGGAGCGAGTACCCCGGCATGTGTGCTTTCGCCGATGGTCAGAACCTTCTGCTCGGGCGAGGCCATAGCGGCCAGCCCGAGTTCCCGGCTCTTCTGGAACCAGTTGCGGAAGTCCTTCATCTTCTCGCTCGGCCCCTTGTCGTCGGCGACTTGGGTCTGGGGAATCTTGAGCTTTGCCAGTTCCAGGTTGACCTCGTTGAATCGTTTCTCGAACCCGCCCTGGAGGTCCTTGAAGGCGGCGTCCGTCACCAGGCCCTTGAGTTTGCGATCATTCTCGGCCTGGTAGTCGGAAATGATCTTGTTGTTGGCCGCGTTGATCTCGGCGATCTTGGCGTCCAATTCCTTCTGGTCCATGTGTTACCTCTCGTTATGGAATTTCAAACCGTCGAGCGAATGGAGCAGGTCCATCTTGCTCGTATCCTGCGGCCCCCCGTCCGGCGGGGTGGTGCTGTCCGGCCCCCCGTCGAGAAGTGCAGTGCAACCCACGCATTTACCCTTGGCCGCCTCGAACGACCCGTCGTGGTCCTTGCAGTGGGTTTTCGCTTCTGCTGCCGTCCAAACTTCCTTTTTGTAGCGGTAAGCTTGCTCGGTCATCGTCGTGTCCCCCTTGATCTTGCCCATGATGACCGAGTATTCCTTGTCCTCGTGTTTGCGGGTCGCGCGCCGGAACGAATCCGGGTTGAAATCGTCGGGGTCACGAAGCCGACAACTATGCTCGGATGGGAACGGCTTGAGTTCTTCCGCGCCGATGGATTTGACGTCGAAGACGACCGCACCCGGGCACGCCTGAAAATTACATAGGGATATCTCCCACAGAGCGATTTCTTTCAAGTGCCTGACCTTTGTCTTCGGATCGATCCACTCGTCGAGCGTTTTGTATCCGATGGACAATCCGTCAAGCGTGTCGTTTTTCAGATTGATATAGACATCCTTGGCGAGGTCGATATCGAGATAGAGTTGGGCGTCATCGAAACGAAGACCGACTTCGTCCTCGACGGGCTCGACCTTGCCGATGCCCGGGCGATAACTATCGTGAGTCCAGAGAAGCGTTCTGTGCTTCCGTTCTTGAAGCGTTTTTTTGAACGCGCCCTTGTCCACCATTTCTCCCATAGCATCCTCGACGCCGAAGATGGACGCATAGCCGGAGAACTTCCCCGTCTCCTCGTCGAACTTCTGGAGTTTGAACGGGAAGTATTTTGTCTCCATTTTTCTAGCCATATCAGTCTCCTAAAGTTCCCCTACCACAGGATATGTCGAACATCTACAATTCACGACATTCCCCGCGCTCGCCCTGTCGTCCCCCGGCCAGGCCATCGCCTCACCGCCGATGATGAAGTCCTCATCCATCCCGACCTCTTGGCCGTCCGCCTCGATGTGGTCCTCGCGTGACGTGGCGAGCTTCTGGCAGTTCCACCCCTGCCTATCTATCATCTCGTTCTGCTTGTAGCCCTCGTGATTCCCCCACCCGTCCGTCCGCGTCATCTCCGTCGAGGCGATACGACGAGCCTCCCATGCGGCCCTGTCGCCCAATGCCTTCCACAGTTCCTGCGCCGTCGCCTCTGTCGTCAGATTGTTGACTGCCGCCGCCTCGATGCCCTTGCTAACCTCGGCCCAGGTCGTCTCGTTGAACAGGCGCGCCGACTTCTCGATCTGCTCCCTGAGCTTTTTCAACATCTCGGGGTCGATCTTGAACCCATCCTCGTCGGTCTTCGCGTCATCTGTCGGTATCCAGAGTTTGCCTTGCGTGGCACGGTATCCGGCCTGCCCCGCGTATCGAAACGCCTGCTCGTAGTGAGGGAAGAACCTATCGGCGTAGGCTTTCGTCTCGGCCTCGATATCGAACAGCATGTGCGGAGCGGCCCCCGCCTCGAGCTTGGCTTTGACCCTGTCAGCCTGCGCCTTCAGGTACTTCTCGATGAGCGGGATGAACGCCCGCTCCTGGGCGGCAAGTCGGCGGTCGAAGTTCTTCCAGAGCAAGTTCTTGCGCTCGGGATTCGTCCAGAACGACTTCTTAACGGCCTTGATGGCGCGACGCGGGGATTGTTTTCGCGACTTGGCGGGCGGTTCTGGCGGCGCGATGGCCGCCTCGAGCGGGATGTTCGAGATGGGAACGAGGATGACATCCCCGCCCTCGATCTCATCCTTTCCCGTCTCTAGTCTTTTCTCGTTTATGGTCCAGAACGAAGCCGTCTCAAGGTAGGCGAACTTCTTGCCCCGGTCCTCCTGAATGGCCTCGATCTTATCCCGGTTATAGTCGAGATAGAGTCCATCGCCGTAGAGCGGGACAAGCCAAGCATTCAACTCATCCCGGTAGATATCCATGAGCGGGAGGACGGCTTCCGTATAGAGCCCTTTTCGCGCCTCCTGCTTGTTGCTTAAGGTGGCATATTCCGGGTCGTTGATAAGGCTGGCATCGACGCCGAAGACGGAGCATATCTGACGGATGATGAACTTCTGGCCGTTCAGCCACTCGACGTCTTTCGGCGGCATGGAGATGTTCTGCCATTCGATATCATCGCCGCTCAGGAATATCGGAGAACCGAGATCGGTGTTGTCATAGCCCTGGTAGTTCTCCCTCCAGAGCTTCTTCATGAGGCCAACGTCCCATTTGTTTTTGGACTTCACGATGCCCGGGGCCCGCATATCGTTCTGAAGGAGTTTCTTGTTCCATTCCATCGCCTGATTGGAGATATCGACCTGGCGGGCCGCTACTTCGATCCGACTCAGGCCGTACCAATCGTCGGTGGGATGGAACTCCGCAAGGTGAAGGATGTCCTGAGTTTTAAACGATTCGGGCTTTGCCGCGCCGGCCGTGTAATCGTAGCGGCCGATCGGTTCCCTCCAGTTGCCGGATGAGATAATCTTCATCCGGTCGGGCCGAAGGGTGTAGAGAAACTCCGGCGGCATGGATTCGATGCCGTGGACCTTTGTAATATAACTGTTGCCGTTGAGTAGCAGAAAGGAGAAGACCTTCTCCGCGAACCTAATTCCACCCTCACGCGGGTTGGGCTTGTCGAGCAGACCGAGGAGCGGATGTTCGTCGAATTCGTTCCAATTACCTCTCCCCGCCTTTTTGGACATCGACCATTCAATACGACTCGCCGCCGTGGCGATGAGTTTGATGCAGGCAAAGACCGTCGCGCAGTTCTTGTAGCCGGCCTCCGATAGTGCGGCATAATCCTTCGTCGTCCAGATGGCCTGACCGCTACCGAAAATCGATAGGATGACGCGCATGGCGGGATTGTTTTTCGTGAATAGCTTGGGC